GAAGGGGCGAGGGCAGTGCCGCTTTGCAGGGCAGAGGAGGTGAACGTAGTGAGAAGGGAAGCTGCAGGTATTGAAGGGGGAGCTGAAGATGGGGAGGGGGAGGGGGAAGGAACCTCAGTAACTGGGGGAGCTACTGAGGTGGTCTACGAAGTAGAGGGAGGGGAGGTTTCGTTGGAGAGTGGGATGCTGGGGTGGTGGGGTTAGTTAATGGGTAGATTTGATTTTCTCCAGGTAGTTCCATTACTTATATAAATAACTCCTTTAACTCTGGCTTTACCTACTCCAAAGGTTGCTGCAGCAGGGAGATTTGTAATAGATTTATAGTTAGGAATACTACTAGCTAAGTGTTCAAGATGTAATGGAGATACTGTTTTCATATTTTTCCTTTCTAGTTAAAAAGTTAATTCTATCAATTATTTTTACTGTTCTTTCTTTAATCATATCTTTTTTATGGCGCTCCCATGTAGCAGTTTCTACTTTAGGTTCAGCCTCAATCAGCCTTAACAACATATCTAGCTGATGGTATTTTTCAAATTTACCAGTGTGAAAATCCATCAAGGTAATATGGCAGTTAATACCCATAACTCTTATATTACAGCTCCCGTTGTAAGATGGAAGTACGTTAAAAGGTAAAGAGGCATCTACAGGTTCTCCATAAAAGCGTGCAGAATACATTAACCCATCAGCACAGCCACGACATTCTTTGTGTAATATGCAGTAAGTTTTCATCCTTAGATCTGTCCTTTTAAAAGTTTAATTGGTATAAACCAGGTTAACTTACCTCCATCATCTACTTCAAGTTCCAGCATAACTGGTTTTGTTATTACAATATCTTGGGTAGCTGTACTAGGAAAGCTAAAAGATATTAAAGAAGTTGCCCAATCACACCCAGGTGAAGTATGAAGACAAGTTACAACTGAACTAAGAAGTTCTTTATGGTCAGCAGTAACTATACCTACTTTAACTGTAGCAGAAGTGTTAATACTAAATGGAGAACCTTCTTTTGTCAATTGTACTTTAATTAAACCTTCATCACCTGTTACTAAAGTAGTCATAGATTTGCCTCTAAATTTAAAGATCTGTCAGAAATACTTATTACAGTTTCTCTATTAACATCTAGTAATAATTGCTTATCACCAGTTAGTAGAGTAAAAGTTGTTATAGCTAAAGGAACAGCACCACTGGATAGTAAAGGTTGTAGTGTTAGATTTGATCCAGCAAGCCATTGTGTTTGTAAAGCAGGTGCATTTGTTACAGAGTAGTTTACTTGTAGTTGAGTGCTTGTTAGTTTCTGGTTCTGTTTTATACTCCCAGAAGTTAAACTTAAAGCACCATGCAGTATACCACCTGTAAGCTGTACATCTTGGTTAATAGCTCCAGAAGAAATTAAAAGTATTTCTTGAAGGTTGGAACTAGCAAGTTTCTGTTTTTGTTTTAAAGCACCAGAACTAATAGTTAAGGAATTTACTAAGTTAGTTCCAAGAACTTTCTGCTTTTGTTTTACTAGACCAGAAGCATAAAGATTTGCCTGACTTAATAAAGAAGCGAATACTTTCTGCTTCTGTGCTGCAGATGGTTGTGTAATATTTTTATTAAGAGTAAAAGCAGAACTAACTACTTTATGTTTCTGTACTATATTACCAGCACTTACAGTAAGTTCCTGAGTTAGAACTTCTGCCAGCAGTGGTATGCTAGTATCTGTAAGTGCTAGTAGTAAAGACATAATTTACCAGTTATTTGTTAGATGTAGTATCCGTCAAAACGTACATTAAAGATAATGGTTTGAGAAGCCGTTGCTGTACCTACTACTATCTTCATTACGGCAGCTATAAACTCCCCTGGATAGATGCAGATTGGTGTGTCAAGTTTGCATACTATTTCTTTATCGTAGGGTTGTCCTATTGCTGCGCCAATTGGTGCAGATTGAAAACCAAGTTGATAACGTCTTGGGGCATGAGTAGCAGCAGCTTCTGCAGTTTGTAAAGATACTGCAGTATGCCCGAAAGCAAGTGTCCAGAGTAATGTAGTTGGTGTTGTAGCTACTGCAGCTCCACCATTAATGGTAGAGATAGTAACACCAGTTATCATTAAGTTACGGCCTGTAAGGTTGATAGTTGGTACAGGATTCTGAAAAGAAGAAGCAATAAAATCTGTTGCTGCTCCAGCTGCCGCATTAATAGCACCCCAACCACCAAGACCAGTTATGTTAGCAGTTGTATTTGAACCAGCTGATGCTGTTGGTGACTGCGGAGTTGATCCAGTAGTAATAGTTCCAACAGCTTGACTCGTGGTAACAGTACCAGCAACTGCTACACCATTTTGTTGCTGATAAGCGTGCATACCTTGCAGTGCTTGTTGATGGCTGTAAGGAAGATTTGTTGCAATATCAAGAAGTGAAACAGTTAAGTCACATAATCTGAGTGTGTTAGTATTAGAGACGCTACCAGTACAATGCTTCATGGTAAAGACCGGCAGTGAACCTTGAATGAAAGGTTGCCCGTTCGCTACTGGGATACCAATATCCCCCAGTAAAACTGAATCCTTCCAAAATTCTATTTCTCGTTCGCCAACAACAATCATCAGTTGATACATTGAACCAACAGTAAAATCGGCTAAATCTGCTAAAACTCCTGTTTGTGTTGTATTGTTGTTGAATACAACTACACCAATTAATCCTGCAGATGTTAATTGAAAAAATACTCCGTCAGTAGGAAGTGCAGCTACGCCAGGAACACCAAAGCCCATCGAAATAGTTTCGTTAGCAATTATAGCAGCAGTAGCTAAACCTACAGTAAATTCTGCAGCAAGTGGGGCCGTACCGATGATTGGAAAATATTGGTAACTTTGTAAAGCAGCATAATGCCCTGAAGCAGTACCTTGTGCTACACCAAAAGATACGCTACCAGCTGCAGTACCTAAAGCTGTCATAGTAGCATTTGAATACTTCCAGCTATTGTAGTTCATTGCTGTACTTGTTATGTTGAATGTTTCAGATAACAAGATAGTATCAAGACCTACACGCAGTCGGTAGTCAGAAGAAGTTTCAGGTGATCTTAAATAAGGAGCACCTGTAAGAGCACCAGGATCATTTTCAGACATAAAGCGCAAACTACCAACTTGAGCTGGAGTATTTGGTAAAGCTACTTTAAAATTATTACCTGCATCCAGGTTACTAACAATATTTGCATCTAAAGACATATTTAATTCCTATATTAATCAGCCCAAACCCAACGGACTTTAAAAGTACCTGTAAGTTTTTCAATACTTCTAGCGTAGATAGTGAATCCAGTAGCAGCTGTTGGTGTACCGCAGGAAAGACCAGCAAGTATTGAAAAGTATCTGTGATCATTTGCAGTATGATCTACTGTAGTATCATCAGCCATTACATAAGCTTCTGCTTTACTACCAGCTCCTATAGTAGTTTGGCCAGTTACAGCTACACTAGCCTCATTACTGCCAGGAATACTGCCAAAATCTATAGTAGCTATGCCTTGTGCAGATGCCATAAGTTACACCGGCTGAGGAGCTGTGAAAGTTAAAACTGGAAATTCTATTGGATTACCAGAATAAATATCTTGGTTGCTACTTTCATCCGTAGCTGCTAAAACTTTACTTCCAGTAGTATCCAGGAAAACAAAGTGATTTAAATTACCAGTACCTGCTGTATTACCTGCATTAGCTGCGCTATCAGTAAGTCCAGCATCATTTACTAAAGTTCTACTATTAGAAGCTCCATTACCTAAAGTAAAATTTGTAGAAGAAGTTGTGACTTCAGCAAGTATTTTAGCTGTTACTGTAGCATAAGAATCTCCTGCAGCATAATCAGAGATAAGTGCTAATTTATTCGTATTAGTTTTTAAATAAGCTAGACCGTGATCTAAAACATCTGCATGTGCCCATTTAGCCATTAGGTACTCCTGAGTTAAATTGTTTCTAAAGTTATTTTGGTTGTTTGTGTAATTGCATAAACAGCTGCGATAGTAGTTGCTGCATTCACGTTCTGTTTACCTGTAATCCTAGCTGCTTCTATTTCTGCACCTTTAGTATTCCAGTAGTTTGCAGTTGCAATGATAAAATCAGCTCGGTCTGCTGGGGTATCGCCGGTAGCTGCGGCTTCAAGTGCAACCCAAGGATAAGGAGAAGCATCACTTGGGTATCCTGCAGCAATATAGGCTTTAGCTTCTTCGAGTTTTGTAGCATAAGATATATCCTGTCCAGGTACTGTGGTTAAGTAGCGCTGTCTTGCAAGTCCTGCATAAGAATCTATAAGAACAAGTGAAGATTCTTTTACAGTGTTTAGTGGTTTAGTTATTCCAAGTGCCATTTTATATAGCCTCTACTGTGGTAGTCAAGTCTAGGTAAGGAAAACATGAAAAAGTTAATTCAAGAGTTCCAGCGGAAGTTGAGAATATTTCTTCAGTATTTGAGAAAGTTCCTTCTACAGTTTCACCAGTTGTTTTGTTGCGAAGTAGCAGGTGACAACTAGCTGGTGCATTGGTTATTGTTATTGTGTCTACTCCATCAGCTAGCAAAGTTGTTTTATCTAAAGAAGTTGTTTGAGTAGGTTTCGTAGTAAGTTCTCCATTCATTATGTAAAATTTTTCCATTTCGATAAAATCAGTATGCTCCAGAGAACTTTCGCCTGGTTGTATATTAGCTGCAAGAGTTTCTTCATTACCTATAAGTAAGTAAAGAATCTCTCCAGTGCTGGTTGAATATATTATATACATAATTACCTTTTAGCTGCTATTATAGAGAAGAATTTATTAGAAATAGAAGAGCTAGCTGAACCACCTGCACTACAACTTAAATGAAAATTAATTGAATAGTCAGCACTAATTGGTAGAGTGTAAACAACTGATGCAGAAAAACTCCCGCCAGAAACCATTACATAAGTTCCATCGATCATTATTGCAGTAGCTGAGTATACTGTAACTCCATTAATTTGTAATCTAGCTGTGACAGTAGCTTGCTGAGGTGTTCCTACACTAATTTGCAGAGCACCACCGAAAGAGATAATAAGTTTAGTTTCTACCTCATGTGAAATTACTCCAGTATTCATCTGCAATACTTGAATATAACCTGCTCCACCATTTACATTAGTACTTGCTGCAGTGTACTTCGCAAGAGGAACTGTAACAGCATTCCCAGCAATCTTCAAAGTTTGTACTGAAAGGTCTTGCATATCTGCAGTAACAACTACAAGTTTATTAGCAGACGCCCTGTCAATATGGACATTACCAATTGCTGCAGTATCTACTTGCAAAGAACCAATAGCACCTGCTTGGATATAAGTAGTAGCTTGTGCTTTCAGGATTTGACTTATTGTAGCAAAAGCCCCTTGACCGGCAATAGCTGCTGCAGTGTTATTTGCAGTAACATCTCCCTGTAAAACCCAGTAACTTCCATTGTAAGAGTAAGTTCTAGGGTTTAGTGTTGTAGTATCAAACCAGAAATCATTGATAGCTAGTGGACTTCCATTCGGTCGCTGTGTTGGTTGTGTAGCTTGGCGGAATACTATGTTTACAGTAGCATTATCTTCCGGGCGTCCTGCACCACTTACCTGGTTCCATTGCTGTAGACTATTTAATAAATACCCATTATCACCAGCAATTAAAGAAGTTGAGTTTGCGTTAGTTAATTGTGAAGTTTCTGCAAATGCTCCAGAACTTGTTGCTGCAGACCAGGGAGATAATTGAGTTTGGCCTGCTTTTGGAATACCAAGAAATATTTTTGTGATCCAGCCAACTGGTTCATCCGATGTGGCTGGGCCAACTCTAAAACCAATTCTAATATAACGACAGGGGGATAAGGCTACTGGTGTAGTGGGGACTGTTAGAAATCCGCCAACTCTATCCCAGTTTGATAAATTCTGACCTCCATTAAAGCCGTCATTCTGTGGAAACCATACATCGCCAAGTGCGCTGTGTGACCAGTTATCTCCAATATAATTTTTATTAATATCATAGTAATAAATCATCAAATATCTTGGACATCTGTGTGATGCAATATAAGCAGATACTTCAATCTTTTGTTCTGTTGAAACTGCAAAATACTGGTCAAACTCAATATCAAAGTATCCTGCTGCTGGGCCGGTAGCACCTGGTCTAGAGATACCGATACTGTGACCACCCATCGGTGACCAATCAGAGCCAGCTAAGTCACGCCCTAGTTCGTAATTTGACCCGCCACCTTGATACCATCTAACAATCCATTTATGGGTAGCGGATCCAAAATCAGAATTTGGAAATATATTTCCAGACGGTGAAATATCTATAAAATTTCCTGGAACACCGCGACCAGTACTAAAGACTAAAGTACCTGCACTATTTCTTATCTCAACAGCTGAAGCACGCAGAGTACCTGATTTATCTAATCGCCAGCCAGTGTAAGGAACTGCCCAGTTGAAATTATCACTTTGAAGAATATCACCAATCTGAGCTGCTTGAGTTATGACCTCACCAGCAAATAACTGATTAGCGCCGATAGTACCAGCGATAATCATATCACCATCCATGTAAGCTCTACCTTCATTAGCTACTATATTAGTGCCTCCATGATAAGAACCTACAATCCGGCCTTGAACAGCTACACTTAAAGAAGTTGTTGTGTTCAGAGTGTTATCATCATCTATGTAATAGAGATATAATATTCCTGAAGTCCAACCAGCATTACCTGCCGACACTGTAAAAGGTGTATTTCCATTTTTAGATACCTGGAAAGATGACCAACTTACAAAATTAGCTGCAGGGCTGTTTGGTGTAAAAGTTAAATTTGCAAAAGTGTAAGTGTTAGCTTCAGTTGATATTGCAGTAGCAGATTGTCTTGTAGTAATTACTTCTCCACTTGTACCAAAAGAATCTATAGCAGATACAGAATACCAATATTCAATACCAGCTGCAGTTTCAATATTAAAGTAAGTTGTATTACCTTCAGCAAGGAGTACTGTAGAACCTCCGGTAGGTGCAGTGCTTCTATAAACTCTGTAATACTTTAAATCCAGATCATTTACAGGATCAATATCTACTGAAATACTATTAAAAGCTCCAGTAACAGTGAAAGCACTTACAGTTGGTGCAGGATTATTTACTGTAACAGCTACAGCATTACTTAAGTCTCCAGAAAGATCTCTACTGTAGATTTTGACCTGGTACTGACGTGTAGGGGAGCCAAATACTGCAACATTACTTGCAAAAGTTAGTATGAATTCTCCATTTAGGTTAGAGTCTGCTGGAACATCATAAGAAGTAATTGCAGCACCACCACCAACAAGCCATAATTCTACAACGTAGTCTTTCAGAGCATCTGCAATACCTTCTGCTTGGTTAGCAGTATTGAAATCCCATACAAGCGTCATATCCTGAGTTGTATAGGTAGTTCCAGCAGTTCCTTTGATTCTTACATTAGTTGGAGGTTCAAGTTCTGATAAACCAGATGTTACTTTGTATGAGTAGGTAATTACTGTAGGAGTTGAACGAACACCAGAGGAAGGATGAACAGCCCATACAGTTATTTCATACACACCCGCAAGTGCATCTGGGATATCAAAACTTGTAGCTTCAATATCTTTAATTACTGTGTAGTCTCTGTTGTCTCGACGCCAGGCAGCTTGGAAAGTTGCTTTAACATCTGAAGCACTAGACCAATCCCAGAAAACATCTAAGTAAACACCCGATTGCAGACCACTTGTGTAGGCTCTTGGTGTTACAGTTAAATTAGTTACCGGGTCAGCTGTGAAATCTGTTAAATTAACAAAACTACCTGAGCCAGCGCCGATGATAATTTCAGAATCTATGTAACTCCATTTGTTAGGATCATACTCGATACAGGAAATTGCATAGAACTCATCTTCTTTTTCAATAGCAGCAACGCGCATTAACTGCGGCTGTACTGTACCATATAGGATAGCAGGACTACCAATAAAAGCAGGATAATTACCAGCAAGAGTTACAGTATCAGTAGTTGTATTTTGTTCTGTTACATTTCGTAGCAGTACTGTTACAGCATCAGTACCATAGTATTGAAGTTTACTGATCACCAGGTTATCAATTTCTATTTCCCTGTCGAGAGTGATTACAGTATTTCCACTTACGAAGGTGCTGGTTTTCACAATAGCATGCTGCATTTTCTGCGCATTTTCACTATCCATAATGGAGATAATTTCTCCCATACTGTAAGTAAGCCCAGTCATCATAACTTGGAAAGAAATGATTTTGGTATTTACACAGTTTGTGTAGAAAGTATGTCTAGCTTTCTGGATAGCTTGTGCTTCGTAGGTACAGCCAGGTAAAGGAATATCTGTAGGTACATAACCATACCTAGCCTCCATTTCCTGTTCAAAGGTTATTGGAGAATTATCAGGAACTGTTACAGTATCAGTTTCACTGAAATTTAGTCTATTATTATAGGTTACGTTTACTTGAGTAGTTCTGTTTTCCATGTCACTGGAGCTGTAATTAAATAATCCTTCAATTACATTTGCATTAGTGACAATTTTACTAACCTGCATGTTTGGGTTATCAAAGATAATAGATAACTGACCAAACTCATTTTGACCAAACTGAGCGTTGCATAAAGCCAGCATCTCACTCAAAGTTTTTACTGCAGTCTCCCTAGTGTAGTATTGATTTCCTATACTATATCTTGGGCACCAGCCACCTTTACCATCAGAGATAAGCTGATCTGCAACTTGCGATAATTCATAGAAAGAAACTTTATCTACATCAGCAATTGGAATTTCAAGACCTCTGTACTGATTAGTAAGAACGTCAAAAATCACCCAGGCAATATTACTTGTCCAGTGTTCTGTGGCTGTGAAAGTTAAATCCCAGGTACCAGAATAAGATGCAGGTGTGCTGCTTCCTACTACCCAGGGTGTGTAGTTAGAAGGTATTTTAACTTTGATCCAGCGACCTTTAAAAACTACATCAGGAATACTACTGCCGAACTCATCTGCATCTGTAAGTATGGCCCAAATAAGTGCAGTTCTTGGGTAATTAAGTTGTTTATACCAGATATGAGTTACACCAGCTATATTGCAACTGTTAGAACCTGCAGTACCTGATAAAACTGCATTATTCCTAGTAATGCGGATTTGCCAGAAATCTCCAGGTATTACATCAGCTGGGCGTTCTACTAAAATATCCCAAGCATAAGGATTTGAAGCTTTGCCAGATTTATTAGCGTTTCTTATAAAAGTAAAAGAAGGGCCGCCAATATCGTCAGTAGGCCTGGTGTAGATTTTTAATTTTATCGAAGCGCCGCCAAGGTCTTTGTTTTCCTGCAATGCACGCAGCACTGGAGTTACTAAAGTAAATCTTACAGCATCTACATCAGAAGGAACTGATAGTGTAAAAGGGTTTGCTTGTGTTATTTCTACACTCGCTTGTGACTGCGGACTTTCTACGTTAATAAATCCAGGTATAACTTCTTGATTAGATGTTCCAGGTTTCCAACCCCAAGTACCAGTGTATTTTGAAATTGAAACTTTATTCAGATAGATATCTTCTACAGAATCAATTTCACCTTCACTTACAGCAAAAAGTAATCTTAGAGTTTGTTTACTACGTAGAGTATCATCAAGTTCGACTGGTGTATGCCCGCCACCGCCGCCTTTCCCTTCACCTGCTAAAATTAGTTCTTGCATAATTAACCTTGCGTACTTGTAATAGAGGAAGAAATTAAAACACCACCTGCAAAACTTTCACCATAGCAGAGTGGTACAATACCACCTTGTTCTCTGATAATTGGAGCACCGTTGAATAAGCTGGATTGTTTAGTTTGTGCCATAGCAGGATCAGAAGCAAATTCTTGTGTTGGAGATAGTGCCTGAGTAATCATACTTATTGCTAGAGAAATTGCAATATTAACGATAGCAGTAATAGCGTAAATTAAAATAAGTTGTGCTGTAGTAGCAACTAAAACACCTGACGCGGTTACAGTACCTACACCAATAATACCAGCTACAGCTACTGCAGGAATCTCACCTTCAAATTCTGGAATAATTAGCAAAGTGTCATAGATACTTAAAGTTGAAGTTATGATTTCAGGTTCAAGTGCAACTGGTTCAATACCTTCAACTTCAGAATAAAGAACATATTTATACTTCCTAGCTAAGAAGTTTTCAAGAAATTCTTTAGAAGTCCTGAGCTTTATGAAAGATAAAATATCCCTAATGTCAGTAAGAGAAGTTTCAAACTCATCACATTCATTTAGATTTTTAAATAATTTTACTTTCATGCCGCAGTACCATATGGAATTTATTAACAAAATGTTCTAAAGATTCTTCCTTACTTATT